GGTCGGTCCGAGTGGACAGGTCGTATATAATATTTTCGGTTGGCTCATTAGGCTGCCTTCAAGGGCTATTACCAGTTTTCCTTCTGGCCATCGTTATGATGGGTTTCTACTTCTAATGGTCGTCTCGCGATGGAGACCTAAATGCTAGTTGATGCTAACAGTGAAGTAACGGAGCTCAAAGCCGCTCCAACTGCTGTGCCTTCAGGGCCGAAGACTGACCCGATAACAGGTGCGCCAACTTCGACTGCCTTGAGGAAGGACTTCATCAGTCCGGAGGGATTTGATGCGGGTGTGGTCATCGGGGCATGCTTGAGGAAGTCCTCAACAGCCTCGAGGGTGCGTGGATTGGACGACGGTGGCTGAGTTGCGTAGCGGGCGATGATGCTGTTAGGTTGCGGGATATGTTCAACGCAAGTCTTAACAGAAAAACGGTAGGTGGCTCCGTTTTGCGCACCGCTTAGGACGATCTGGTGTGATGACCAGTCATCATCATAGCAGTATACGCCTCCGATTTGCGTGAGGTTACTGCCAGTGACGACACCATTACCAAGTAATGAGTACCTGGTAAGGTTTAGATCGTTGTTAGCAATGACAGCGGGTGATGTGAAGTTCTGAACGAACTTGTAATCGTCTGAGTTGTGTCTTATGATGCCTACGCAGCCTCGCTCTGGTCTGCAATTCTCGTTCTTGAGGGTGTAATTATTGATCGTGGTATTGACGTCTCCCTTGATGTAACGTGCGGATGGTAAGAAAGAGCCAGCCGCCGTTTTATCGGTGTAGTTTAGGAGTTCCAGGACCAAGGTGTTCAAATTAGCCTCAGTTAAGTCCATGTTGGTAGGACTCTCCATGACGTTGACAACTCCCGAACACGTGTTGGCGGTACCCGTGTAGATGAGCTCCCAGCTCTGTCCCTTAATTCTACTCTTCGAAAAGTTGAATGGGCAGAGGGAAGCTGTGGCTGCTGTTGGCTCACCCGTCCAGAGTGAAAACTCCGGATAGATAAAGGCGGGGATCCAAGTATCAGCGTAAGCCGGTGGGCCCGGTTGGTTTATTGCCAGTCCGTGGATGGTAATCTGCGGGGAGGCAGTATTAGCCAATGGTTTTATTATGGCTGGGTAGGGGAGTGAGGGCAGGGTGTGAATGATGACACCTCCTGCGGTACCGATGGTGAAGTCAACGTATGAGTAGTAATCAATATTGACGGTAGCATAGTTGCCTCCGTCAGGCAAACCGCGCGATGCAGCCGCGTTCATTGGATTAAGCCGACAGTTGATGTACTCCATGTCGAGTCCAATAAGATTTCTGGCTGCGGAGCGGCGTAGTTGTTTATCACCGCGTCGCGCTGCTGACTGTAGAGAATTTTGAACAGAGTTAGAAGTTCGATAACCAGCAACACTACGGCTGTTATTAATAGCCGGGAGATAAGCAGATGAACTCGACGCTTTGTTCCTCCGCATTCTAGAAGCTCTACGTCTGGCCGATCTGGATTTATTTCGACCATTTGTTTTGATTTCTCTAATTTTGACCATATTAAATGCTATAATCTATTATTACGACCGGTCCGAGAGTCTTGATCGGACCGAAGAGCCTTGGGTAGCTTAGTGCTTGCCCTTAGCGGTAGGAGGCTGGCGTTTAGGACGCTTGCCTTCCTTGGCATGCCGGCCTTTATTGACATGCTGGCATGCAGCCCCTTTAGGGACTCTTCTGCGGTGGCGAATAAATAGTATCGCCCATGCTTGCTGTGATTTCCACTTCTGGTGGGGGAGGTTCGGCGATGCGAATTTTGCGCAGCTCTGCCAAACTCTTAGCTTCCTCCAGCTTAATTGTAACATCGTACAGCTCATATACCGTTAAGGAAAATGAGTCTGCCACATAACGGGCTGCAAGCTCATCGTTGTGTGTAGGAGTGTAAAACGGAGAGTCATATTGGGCAAACCAATTAATTTCCTTAATTAGATGATCATATTTGGAATTAGCTGGTCCCAAATGCTTTAGCACGGCTCGGCACAGATGTGATATTAAAATGGTGTCGGGATCTGTGACTAACAGCGCCGTGCATCTCCGGCGTAAGACCTCTTCCTCAGGAACTATAGCGGGCGTGCTGGTAAGGTGAAACTTGGCTACTTGACGCTTAACATCAATTATAGATTGTGGTGTAGTCCAAAGATCAAGGTAGATTCGGCCTAAGAATGGAATGACTTGGTGGCGTGCTATAAGCTCACATTTTATCTTAAGCCCGAATTTCTCAGCTACGCGGGTCAAATGACTGGAATTTATGTCGAAGTTGACCCCATCGTCACCACCATACATGCCCAGTTTACTGTAAGACTCCTCTGGGGTGTATGAGTGACGGTACGCTATGTACGATATGAGGGCGTTATCTAGGGTATTGAATATACTAGTACCCATACTGCCGCTCAATCGGGAGAAACCGTTGTCATATCTAACGCCGAATGAGGTGTAACATTTAGCGTTGACTTCAGCGCGCATGAGCTTAATGATCTCCTCATGGTAAATCGGGGGGAAGAGGGCGAGCATCAACGACTCTTCAAAGTCGGTTAATGCCTGGCCGTGAGTACCGTCGAATTTGCTGTAGTCTGTACATATAGCGGTTTCAGCTGACGAACATTTGTTGAACATGATGTCAGAGAATTCCTTAGGGTGTCTACCGAAAGCGTAGAAGTGGTTTTGTTTACAATGCTCAGTCGCCGAATATATGTATGCAGCATAACGCAACTTACTGTCTGTAGTCGTAGTGCTGATATTTCGGGGTGCCGCGATCTTGCCATACGCTTCAGCTTTTTGAAATGAGCTTACTCTGAATTTGTCCAGAAAGGCAAACGGCTTGGCGCGTGCGTTCAACGCACGTTGAGTTGGTCTGGTTTGTTGAGAATCAACGTAATCAGCATCCTTAGGTGCCAATGAGTGGCGATATGGTCCAACTAGCTGGTCTATGAATTCTCGAATGCACTGTTTGTAGTAAGGAGGCAGGGGCAAGTTCTTGTTCTCCTGCTCAGTGACTCGATGTTTTATACAGCTGAGGTCGTTGTTCAAAGACCTACCTGGGTGATATGCTGCTGGATATAGCTTCCAATCTAATTCCCGCATGCTAGGCTTTGAGTCTTCGACTGGTGAACCGGATACAGTTTGATATTGGAATTGATTTCCAATGTACTTGCCGCGCGCCTTCTCTAAGAATGTCAAAGTTGACCTTGACTTGGTGTAAAAGTGCATAAAAATAGAGGCGGCATACGGGGACATTGGAACGTCGTAGGCGTTGAAGACTCGCTCAACATCTGATATTGCCGGGTCCTTAGACCGGTCGCAGCGTATTAAAGCAGTTTCAATTGCTTTCTCAGGAATGCTGGCGCAGTTGGGACTCTTTGGTAAGGATAGGTTACGGATGACACACATATTGCCGTCAATCACCTGGTGTGACAGGGTGACGTTGCCTAAGCCTTGAGTTAGCTTACGTCTTACAAGGGGCTTGCTGGGTAGTAGCCATGCTAGAGGGGTGTAAAACGTGGCAATGTGCTCTATTAATGTCACATGATGATGAGGACTTGAGGTGTGTTTAGTCTCAACAAGAAACATCATTGCTCCGTACCAGGTCTTAATGTACAAGTGTTCAACATTGTAATCCCAGAGCTGGTGGGAATAAGACGCTCCACCGCATACCTCGGTGGTGACAAAATCGTTGTCAGTGCTAAAGGTGGCGTTCATGAGGCTTCCGGCCGGGGTGGAAGGCCCGAATGTGTAGAGGAGACAAGTGCCATAGCGACTGATGAACTGATTCATGTCGAGATAGTAGTCAACATCTACGATTTTAATGAGATGTGACTTGGTGAACTTGTCGTCCCGGTAGTCGGTAGCGAGATCTTTGGGCCAATAATAGTATCGTTGGCCGCTCAGTCCAGCTTTCTGGTCGGTGTTGGACATGGACACGCTATATGGTTTAAAACCGCAACTACCTATAACCTCATCTATGAAGTTATTAGCCGCTGACCTGTTAGACGCTGCTAGCCCGTGAGAGTGATTGCTCTTGATGTTTGGGGCAGCAATGGTCTTGGCACGAAACGTCTGTCTCAGTACAGAGTGTTGTTTCTTATTGAACCATGATGAAAGAGTGTTGTAAACTTTTGTCTGCAAGTAACTAGCAATATCTTTGCGATAATAGTAGGCTAGTCCGCAGGTTGCACTGGCAATTATAGCTTTGCCATAGTGCTCATCACGAATTATGACTAAGTGTCTGATCATTGTAATCGTTT